TTGCGCAGTTCCTGACCCGCGCTGATGCCCGACGCCTTGGCCTCGATCAGAAGCTTATCGACCCTGAACCGCTCGCAGGTATACTGCGTCCACTCGATCAGGCCCCAGCTATCCTGGGTGCGGCGCACATAGGCCTGCTTGCTCTCGCCCGGCAGGTACTCGATCCGGGGGCCGGAAAACTGCAGGTGCTTGCGCCACGCGTGGACCAGCATCAGACGCCGCTGGCCCTCCTTGTTTACGAACACGCCCCAGATGGTCAGGGCCGACGGATCGTTCTGCTCATTCTCAGTAAACGCGCTATCAAGCGATGCGATCAGGTACTCGAAGACCGGAAAGCGGCCATCGGCGGATTCGAAGAGCTGCCACCATGAGCGGTCGAAGATGCCGCCGCCAACTGGCGTGGGTGCCTGCTGCAACTGCCCGGACGCGCCGTACGGTCCAAGCGTAGTCTTTAGAGACTCCACCACATGGGCCGGGAAACGCTCGGGCCAGAGAAGTTCACCCTCGCGTTGATCGCGTTCCCATTCCGGCAACGTGTCCCCGTTCTCATCACACCCGCGCGGATCGGAAAAGCCAATCGAGGTTACGCAGTGACGACCGGGATCGTATTCCATCGGGAGCATCAGGTGCTCCCATCCTCCCTGGCTCAACAAGTGACCGGAAAGGTCATTCTCGTGAAGCCTTTGCATGATCACAACGATCGCTGAATTGTCAGGATCGTTAAGGCGGGTAATCACGCTTTGGTCGAAGGTCTCCAGCGCGGTTTCCCGCTCGGCGTCGCTCTGTGCGCTATCCCGGTCATGCGGGTCGTCGATGATGATCGT